TATTCATCATGTAGTTTAGATGATGGAAGTGATCCTTGCATTTGTGAATTTGCTCCCCCATTATTTTTTGATAAGGGTGAACCTTGTGTTGTTAGTTTATCTTGTAATCCCATTTTTTTGATTTTTAATGTTTATTATAAATATTTAAGTAGTATAGAGTGCACCAAATGGATCATCCATTTCAACTGTTTTATTTGCTTTAGTAGCAGATATTAAGTTTTCATTTCCCCTTATGAGTTTTTCAATTAAACGATTTGTTTGTTTATTTTCTTCTCTTAATTGTAATACTTCTAGTGAAGAATTTTGATTTTGGTTTATTGGTTGTATTGTAGTATTTTCTATAATTTGTGGGGTAGTTGATTGTATTGTAGTGTTTTCTATAATTTGTGGGGTAGTTGGTTGTATTGTAGTGTTTTCTATAATTTGGGGATTTCCTGATACCATGTCATTTGCTAAAGCAGGTTTGAATAAATCTGTTCCTGCTATAACAGTATCTCTATCATTTAATAATGTTAATTCTCCTTCATCATATAAAGCTCGTTTACCATAACCTATAGGGGTATTATTACCAGCTATCATATCATCTGCAGTTGCCGATGCAATTGCAGCTAACATAACTCCCACTCCGGCTCCAGCAACTGCTAAACCTATAGGACCTAACATAGCATTACCCCCAAATATATCAGCTACAGCTTTACTAATAGCTAAAGATCTAAGTACTTTAAATCCTTTAATTAACTTAGGAAGTTGAGTTATAGCTAAAGCTCCTAAAACCCCTCCTAATGCTAGAGAATTTCCTGCTATGCTACCGAGTAATTCTGCCATACTTCCTAAAGGACCTTCTACTAAATTAGCTATAACATCTTGTAATTTAAGCATAGCATCGTTAAATCTTTGTTGAGTAGTAAGCATTTCTGCTCTTTTTAATGCTTCCTCTCCATTTAAAGCTGCAAATTGTTGAGCATTCATAGTTCTAAATTGCTCCATAAGAAGCATATCACTCATTTCATCTGTAGACATGCCTAAAGCTTCGGCGTAGGCTTCTTGTTGTAACCTATTTAAATTTTGAAAATCACTAAAAGTTCCAATTTCACGGTTAATCTCTTCCATTACCGTTTTTTGATCATTATTTAAAGCTGCTAATCTTGCCTTTTCTAAATTAATATCTTTACCTAGTAATAATTCTGCTTTTAATTCTGATGTTATTGAAGATTCAAAATTAAGTAATTTTCCTGCTATATTATTAACTTGTTCTAAGGTCATTCCTAAAGCTTTAGCTTGGGCCGTTGCTTCTGTTAACCTTTCTACTGAGCCTCCAAATTGAGCTAAAGTATAAGCTGAAGATTTACCTATTGATTCTAATATTTGTTTTTGATTTAATTGAATTCCAAATTGAGACCCTACTTGAGATACTATACCAGCTTGAGTTTTAGATTGTTCTCTAAAATCTGTTCCTGTTGATTCAGCAAAAAATTGAAGTTTAGCTGCAGATTCGGCTGCTATACCTACTCTTTCAGTTAAAGAAGCAAATGTTTTAGAATTTTCTTCATTTATTTTTCCTGCAAAACCTAATATTTGAACATATTGGCTATAAGCTTTTAATAATCTTGTAGTATTATAAAAAGTTTCTTCTGAGGATAAAGCTACGGCTGAAAATTCTTTTCTTATTTCTTGGGATTCATTATATGAAGATCCTAAATTTTTAGATAGTTGTACTACTTCAGCATTAATCTTAAACATGGATTTTCCAATCATAGAAAATATAGCAGCAGGATCCATTAAAGATTCTCCTAAACCTTTAATAGTAGCTTTTAAACCTACCATTCCCGTTGTTAACTTCCCTAAAAACCCTGTTGTTGATTTTGCAATATTTTCTTCAATTTCAGCTCTTTTTTTTACAACCGCATTTAGACTTTTCTGTGCTTTTTTTCTGTCTTCTAGTAAAGTTTTAAATTCACTACTTTCTTTATCCCCTTGGAAATTTTTTATTTTTTCATTTAAATCTCCTAAGGCTACTGTAGTTCTTTCTATATCTTCTTCAACTTGCTCTAACCCTAAACCCTTTTGAACTTGTTCTGAGTTTAGTACTGCATTAAAAAGTTTTTCATTATATTCCTCCATCGCAACTACAGCTTCATCTATTTTAAGATGTTTAGCAATAGACTCTAAACCAGGTATGGATGAAAATGATTTAAGTAAAGCTCCGGTTAACCCAACAGAGTTTTCAATACTTTCTTGTTTTAAAATAGCAGATTCTAGCTGCCTATTAAAAGCTGCTTCTAATCCTACATTTTCTTCAAGAATCCCACTTATTTCTGAAAGGTATAATGCTTCTTTAGTTGATAAAGTTCCTTTGGATTCTAAAAATTTTTGTTCTCTTCTTAAATCTGAAAATTTAACTGTTGAAATTTTTTGAAGTTTTGATAATTCTTTAGCACTAAGCTTATTTATATTATCTCTTTGATCCTGAAGTTGGCTACTTATAGATGAAAGTTTTTTAGTAGCATTTGTTATATTGTTTATAGCAGTTTTTCCTTTAGTCATTTCATTGACTATACTTTGAAAACTACTAAAAGTATAATCTAACTCACTATTAATATTTTTTACCTCAGTTTCTAAACCTTGTAAAGATTCTTTAGCTTTATTTATCTCCTCAGGTTTAAAAGGTGAATCAGGTGTTTTACCTAGTTCCTCTCTAAGTTTACGAATTTTTTCGTTAATTTCATCTATATTATCCCCAATAGCCATTTAATATGCTTGTTTGTTATAAATATTAAAAAATTAATTATTTATAACTTGTTTTTCTAGATTGTAAAAATTCTGGGGATTTTATTTTCCCATCAGAGTCAATTACTGTTGTTGATGATGAACTATTTTTTTGAGATTTTTCATATGATTTTTTTTCTTCATTATAAAAATCTTTTATAAACCCAAAAGTAGCATTTCTTAACCATATAGGCATATTATATATAGTTTGATAATCATACCCACCTTTTCCATGAAATACAATTTCATGCATTTGTTGAAATAAATTTTTTCTATAAATTGGAGTCAGGCCAAAAAAAGTTAAGGTTAATGGGAATTGTTCTTTTTTCCCCTCCTTGGCTACGAAAGGATAAATCTACATCCGGGATCACAGATTGATAATGTTTTCTAAATTTTCTAGAATCCATTGCTAATAAGTAATTATTTACAAAATCATTAATTGTTTTTTGGGAATCATCTCCTTCTACAGACGTAATCATAGTTCGGAGTCGAGTGGAAATCTCGGGGGAAGCATCTTTATCTATTTTTTTATAACCATCTATCTCTTTTTGGATAGTTTTTTCATCTTTACCGTTTAGGATTTTGAATGTAATTTTTGTTCCTGAGTTTGGTAAAGTGTATTCAAATTTGTTTGATCCTTTAGGATATGACTTGAAATTAATTTCAATGTTTTTAAGTTGGGTTAAATCAATAGTTTCTTCAACCCCTGCTAATTTAAATTTATAATCTTTTCCGTATCCTAAAATTCTTGAGGCTATTAAAAGGGAATTTTTATCTCCTAATAACATTTCATCTAAGTCAATCTTTGGTGAAATTATTAAAGATTCTAATAATTTATCTAAAACTATTCCTTTTTGGATATAATTTGAATTGGTTAAAATATCTTCTTCTCTAGCAGTCATATATTTCATTTCTACTTCTCCTTTAGATAAAGGATTGTCTTCAGCATAAAAATGACCTTTTGATGGGAGTTTAACTGTTTCAGATGGAAATTTAAATTCGCTCATAATCTTTTATTTGTTATAACTTAATTTATTATAAATACCAATATAAAAAAGGAGTTTGACATAGCCAAACTCCCTTTAATAAAATATTTAATTGTTTTTAGAAATTTAATACTGCGTAATCGATTGCTAGAGTTAATTCTATTTGTTTAGCTTCGTTTTCAGTATCCCAATTGTAATCTCCAAATGTAGATTCTTTAATGAATGCACCTTTTAATATCCATTCTGAAACAATATCACCTACTGGTCCTAAAACGTTGATAGTTAAATCTTTTTTATAGAAATCACTATATCCGTCTCTACCTGTAACTGATTCATGTCCTAATCTTACCCATTCCATTACTGCTTGAGCTCCTGAAGGTGTAATTGGATCAAATAATGTCATTGTAACATCGTTCCATACCGATTTACCTTTTACTTTTCTAAGGATGTTGATGTGGTTTAATGTAACTTCACCTTGTGTAAGTGATACTGCACTTACTCCTTTAATAATGAAGCTTGGTATACCATCCATATAAAGGATAAACCTATTGGCTTGCTTTGGTTCAAAAGCGGTAAAAAATATTTCGTTTGGATCTAATACTGGCATGTTGTTCTAATTTATTTCTTGTTATAAATATCTAATT